AAATATTGTCAGCAACTACTTTCACAGTATCAGCAACAGAATTATCAGCAAATCCAACATACACACCAGTTAATTTATCGGGTGCGGGCCCTGTAACAGTGTCAGCAACAGTTGGTTTAGTAGATGCATATTTCAACAACCCAGATGGTTCAGCAAACACATATTCAGTAGTCGGTGGTAACACAGCACTATATGGTAACCAAGTATTAGTTGGTGTATGTATTGGTATCACTGGTGAAGGCACAATAACTTGTGCAGACGACAGTCCAAACTTAGATGGTGTCGGTACTGACTTTGCAAACACATTGACTGATGGTACAATCGTGTACACAGACGCAGGTGTGATTCTTGGTACTATTGATGATATCGCAAATGCAAATGCTGTATTCGCAACATTTGCAGCCAATGCTACAGCAAACGTAACTGATGGTGCATATATCTATGGTAATCCAGAAGCAGGATTCATTGTTCGTCAGAAAGGTAAGCAGAAGTATCTAGTCACTGGTTCAACTAGTGGTTTGACTGCCGCTTGCTATACTGCAAACGTAGCAAACACAGCATTGTTGCCAAATACTTTCAATATCCAAGGTACATATGCAAACTCATCAACAGTATATGTTCAATCATTGAGCGATCATACTGCTGAGTTGTTCACTGCCAATTCGGGTGTGACTGCTCTACCTAATGAGACAGCAAATATCAACAATTCAAGTCCTGCGTTCTCGACATTCAATACTGCATATGCCGCTAATACATACGGTGGACAACCTTATCCTATCGTAACTATTAATAAGGCTTAATAAATCATGTCTAATGCAAGCGCAGTTAAACGTGTAGAACAAGCCGAGACTGAGATCGCGGTACTCCAAGTCCAGTTTAGAAATCTGGATGAGAAGATCGATGATCTCAAAAGTGAAGTAAAAGACTTGCACGACTGCCTAGACAGGAACATGGATGAGACTAAAATTATTCTCAAAGAATTTCAAGAGAGCAATAAAAAATCTCATGACGAGTTAGCAGAAAAGATATCTGGTATTGAAAAGATAAAATGGATGCTAATGGGAGCGGCCGCAGTTTTAGGTGCGACCGGTGTCGAAGCAGTAAAGATGCTTTTTGCTATGTGATGAGAGATGATTCATCTCAGTAAAAACGGGGCTTATGCCCCGTTTTTATTTTCAGTAAGATTTTTTAATTTTTCTTTCACAATATCAATGTTGATTGTGCTAAACAATCCAGGATGCATGGGTTTAGGATGTTGATTCTCACCTACCCAAGCATAGCCGATATGTTCATCATTCAATACAGGAATAAACTCATCATCTACTGAACAGAAAAATGTGTGATAAGTGAAAGTCTTATTGACAAATTTCTGTATAGGAATCAATTTGGCATCTTTTGGAAAATATCCAATCTCTTCTACACATTCGCGTTCTAATCCTTCAAACAACGTTTCATCTTCTTCTACCTTACCGCCCGGGACGCCCCAACTATGATTGGCATCATTACGCAATAGATATAAGAATCTACCCGTATTTTTGCTGTAAAAGAATAAACCTGCCGAAGTGTTTTTCATATCTAGAGTATAACACTCTATTGCTTAGATTACAACACTATAGTCGCCCTGATCGTACCAACCTTCATACGATTTCATCCATTGACCTTCTTGCTCTACATAACGATATTGGATATTAGTAGTTAGATTGGTAACATACTCTACAGTAGTCGATGCACCGGCATCGAAACTAACAAACCAAGCACCGGTTGTAGAGTCATATTGTATGATATCGTTCGCTTCTGCCACAAGATCACCCCAAGCAGTCGTAGTCGTACCTGCCATTCCTATATCTTCTACGATCAAGTATCTACGCCCATTCACTGGCCCGGGCAGACCTGCATTTGGTCCTTGCAACTGAGGATTAACCACAGCATCTACTGGATTCAATGTATTTTGTGGTAATGTATCTGGATCGATGTCATATATCAATAATCTATCATCTACTGGATCAAGTACTATGGTGCCTACTATGTCATCTTCCATATATGGATTTTGTAACCATATTTGACTGATTCCCGGTTTATATGCTCCATACACGTTTAATAAACTAGACCAATATAGATTTGTGTTAGGAGGTGTGGGGTCATTCAAGTCAGTATTAGGTGGGTAGAATGCGCTATCTTGAGGTAATAATTGTAATCTATTGCCTATTAATAATAATTTATATCCATATGGTGTGATCTTTTGTCTAGTACCTAATAACAAATCATCATCTTGCATGTCTTGCAATGCGTTTCCCTTAAATATGCTAGCAATAATTTTATTGATAACACCCATCTTTTTGAGTTTAGTACTTGTGCTTAACCATATAGGCATATAAAACTTCCAACTCAATACATCGATTGGATTACCTGTGCCTTGCGGAATACTACGCGAACTAAATGTAAGACCATCTTGATATACAACACTTAAACTAGTCCAGTCAACAAAGTTGTCAGTGCTTTGTATTTCAAGGCTAGGATTAAAAACAGTACCTAACTGTTCAATCAATTGTAATTTTTGATTATAATTAGTAGTCCAGAAGTCAACTTGCATACGTAATGTATAAGGTACAGGCATCAATCGTTCTACCGTGAATGCTTGCCCTTGCACTTGCTCATAACTTTGTGTCTCTGTATTATAAGCACGTTGTCTCACATTGACCTTTTCAATGTATGTAGGATTCTGCATCCAACTTTGATTATATTCTAATCCAGTTATCCAATAGGTTATGATAGGTGCACTCGGTAGTGTGCTTGCACTATTGTTAGCGATTGCAGTTGAAACTAATCTACTTTGATCTCCATACATTACCGGCACACGTACAAGTATATCGTTGCCGTTAGGGTCTTTGCCTTTAGTCACATACCAGTTGCTGAAAATCTTAGCGAACTGTAATAAAAATCTGCGTATCTGATTGTCGTAAAAAAATTGTGCCATGTGTTACTCTTATGGTAATGGGGGTAAGTTGTCCGGTGCTAATTGTAAGATACTTGATAATGGTTGTGCTGATGGTATCAAGTTACCTGTATTGTTGTTATATATCTCTGCTTCATTATTGATGAATTGAGATTTCTGTGCTTGGTCGTCCGCTGTGAATCCAGTGTCTGTACGTACATTAGTTGATATACGAATCCACAATTTTCCGTCCCAACGATATAATATCTGCGGCATATAATCGATGCGCAAGAAGTAATCACCTACTTGAGGATTTTGCGGGAACGCAATGCCTGCGCCACTTGGATAACCGTTAGGGGCAGTACCATCTCCTGATAGATAACCTGCTTCATAACCGAAACTTCTTGGACTTGCGCGACTGATATATTGATATGCAGGATCGCAGTCTGCACGCCAATCCATTTGTGTACTGATAGTACCAGTAAATCCTGGTTGAGTTGGATCTGCGTCAGCAGTAGCATATGTATTGTCAGCAGTACCATATGGACCAGTAACTGGACCAAGTGACATGACAGATAATACTTTATTACCTTCTAGCGATCTTGAACCACTACCTTCTTTGAGGACTGCAGGAGCACTTTCCATGACTTCCATATTTGTTTGTACATGGATATCCATCTTAGTGAAATCCATGTCAGCAGTCATATCCCATATGCTCTTCAATAATTCTTTACTGACTTTGATACCTGCGCTAGGATTCTTATATTTAGGATTGCGCATGTAGACTACAGTACCATAAGAACCTGTGTTAGGTGCTCCACCACTATATGTCACAACATTGATAGGTGGTGCAGGCTGATTCAGTTTGCCTGATAATGTGTTGTTGCTTTCATATATTCCATATGTTGGAACGACATATAGGTCTTTGTTGTTGTAACCTGCTTTAGGTACTATACGTTTTGCTTCTTCAAGTTGCGCATTATTAACATCAAGATTCTTGTTATATGTTGATAAGATATCTTTGAGATTCTGATTAGGATCTAATTCCCAATATGTTTCATTTGGGGGATATATTCCTACAGGAACTTCTATCTTACTGATGTAGTTCTTGTCACCATAACTTATTACATAACCAGGCGGATATACTTTAGTAGGATCCCAATCACCAAGATAATTGTCTTTGTTGATTGGCTCTTTGAGTATATTGCTAAATTCTTCACTATCTACTAATGGCTCACACTTGATACGCCATAAGTGTGGATACCAAGTTTGACTGAAACCTTCGCTAGCAAAGTTAGCATCGGTGATGCTATAGAAACGCTTCAATGCTACCGGTATTGATTCTTTTAATGGGTTGTAATCTAGTAAGTGAGGTAATTCTAATACGTCACCTACCATTAGTTTACGACCAATGATATCGATCATGTCGTTATAATGAACGGCAATAAAGATGATGTCATTGTTTAAGAATAATCCAAACTGACTTAAATCAAAGTCTAGATTCTGTACGCTATAATGTCCACGCAATCTATAGATATTTGGATCATAAACCCTATCGCGGTTTTCTAAGAACAATAAGTCTTGTATCTGTGTAGGATCAGGACTGACATACTGCGGTTGAGTGTAGTCTGCACTTGGTGTCTGTGCAGACGGGCCCATATATTTGTGGATATAAAGGTCAGTTCCACCCACAGTAAGTTGCTCCGAAATCGTCCTGTCGAAGAATTTATAATCGTTAGTTTTCGTTGGGTGATATAGCGATAATTTGGGCATACAGTATTTAGTCGTTTAGAATCAATGACTTACAAAGGGCTTGACTTTTATCAGACAGGATGATAGAATAAGTAAATTGATAATAGCATTGGAGACTACTATGGTCAAGACTAAAACGCATGAAATCAAGCCCTTGAATCCCAGGGATGCAGACGCTAAGTATTTTGGACCCGAACCTGATTTTAGTGTAGAAAAAGCCAAACATAGTTTGGGTGAAGCACTAACATGGTATCATCACTTCTACGATAAGAAGGATGCTAAAGAATTTATTGCCCAATATCTTGACTTTACAGGCAAGATTACTGAAGCAAAAGCATTTCGCCGTGTAAGCGATAGCAATGTGACTACTACTTATGGATTCGTGGCACGATGCGTGTTGCGCGGATACAACGATGAGAATACGATCAATAAACTGTCCTCAGAAATTGAACGTTTGTTGACGGAAGATAAGGAAGAGGTAGTAGCAGAAGAGGTAACTACTACTATAGTCATCAAGCCGAACATTCAAGAGCGTATGCGTGAGAAGGCGCTAGAAGCAGGTGGAGAACTTGAGGGGCAGTGGGATGAATATATTCTAGGTGGTTGCAAGAAAGAAAGCAACATCAATCCGGTCAGTGTGTTGACACAATACAATGTGTTGCCGCAACATATCAATATTTTGACTAGTGCTTGGCAACGTAAACTGGATGAGTATACCGAGTTGCAAGCAGGTAAAGATGAGCAGTTGAACGAAGCATATTCACATTTAGGTAAGGTACAGGTTCGCAACATAATCGGCGTGATTGAGAAGGTTATCTCCGACCTCAATTCATACGTCAATATTAAAAAGGCAGGGCGAAAGCCACGTGCTAAGAAAGCAGTGCCGATCGAAAAGATTGTGCGTAGCCTCAAGTATCTCAAGACATTCAAACTTGAGAAACTTGAGTTGGTCAGTGTACCATCTACAAAGTTGCATGGTTGTGCTGAGGCTTGGGTCTATGATACTAAGAAGCGTAAGTTGATTCACTTAGTTGCTGATGAATATGGCAAGAGTTTGACTGTCAAAGGTAACAGTGTTATCGGGTTCTGCACTAAGAATTCTGAGACTAAGACACTACGTAAGCCCGAAGTGCAAATCAAAGAAGTCATGGGAAGTAAGCCTGCGGCACGTAAGTACTTCAAAGACATCAAGGCTGTATCGACTACACCTAACGGTCGATTCAATGAAAACATGATTATCCTAAAGGCATTCTAATGGAAGAATCATTTGATCCGTTAGGTAAAAGAATGGAAACTATGATGACAATCATAGATACTGCTATATTGTCAACAGAGAACGCCAATGATCAACTAATGTTGGCATGTGCAATGATGCAACGTACTAAAGAGATATTTGATAGTATCCTAGGTGAAGAAGGTAGAAAAAAAATGTTCAAGGAGTTAGTATGAATAATGTAGATTTAAACAAGTATATGGAATTTGTTGAAGCAGTTACTAGTAAACAAAGTAATGATCTTACTACGTTTATGAATGTGTTAGACAGAATCGATGGCAATTACGAAGCATATGGTCCGAACGGTGAGTATGTTCATGGTCCAGATATCAATGTACCATTATTGCTTTGTGGTGCTATCGGTCTTGGTAGCGAGACAGGTGAGTTTCAAGAAATCGTAAAGAAGATTGTGTTTCAGGGCAAGCCCCTCAATGAAGAAGCGCACTTTCACATGAAGCGTGAACTAGGTGATATCATGTGGTATTGGGTTAATGCATGTCGTGCATTGAATCTCGACCCTAATGATGTTGTCGCTGAAAACGTCAAGAAACTTGAAGCACGATACCCGGGCGGACACTTTGACGTTTACTA